GCCCAGCACCAACGCCAACATCTCCGACCCGCTTATTCTTTCCGTTCCCGTCAAGCGTGGTGAAACCGAAATCACCTCCTTGCAAATCCGCAAGCCCTCCGCCGGCCAACTCCGCGGCCTTTCCGTTCAACGTCTGCTGATCGGCGAGGTCGATGATCTTTTGAAAGTTCTTCCTCGTGTTACCGTCCCGCCCCTGATCGCCGCAGAAGTGGACGCGCTCGACCTCGCCGATTTCACTCAGTTGGCCGGGCTCGTTATGTATTTTTTGCTGACGCCGGAGCAGCAGGCCTCGGTGGCCGAGATGTCGAAGACCTGATCGCCGACATTGCCATCATCTTCCATTGGCCGCCCGAGGTCTGTCTCGGCTTCGATCTCGCGGAGCTGATCGACTGGCGTAATCGGGCGGTCAATTGTTGGAACGAACTCAACCGCGTAGAAGACAAATGAGCGATTCCCGAAAGTTGGCCCTAACCCTTGTTTTCAAGGGCATCGACGGCGTGACCGGCACGCTCAAATCGATCATGGGCGCGTCCGATGGCGCCGCCGGCAAACTGCGCAAGCTGACCCAGGAGGCTAAGGGCCAGAAAGCCGAGCTGGCCGCGCTCAAAGCCAAGATCAAGGAAACCGGCGACGCCGACGGTGCCCTGGCGCGCCAACAGGCCGACCTTGAACAGCAGATGGCGCGCACGACGCACAAGATCGAGCTGCAGCGTGCCGCCGTCGCGCGTCTCGCCAAATGGCAGGAGCGCGGCCAACGCGCCACCGAGGCCGGGCAAAAGAACCTGGCCATCGGCACCACCATGGCCGTGCCCCTGGTCCTCGCCGTCAAACAGGCGATGGATTTTCAGGACCATATGACCGAGACCGCCCAGAAGGCGGACCTGACGGCGGCGGAAACCGAAAAGCTAAAGGGCAATATCATCGCTATTGCCCGCGCCACCAAACAGCTTCCGACCTCGATCCAGGCCGGCACCGACTTCCTGGCCGGCGCCGGCATGGATCCGCGTCAGGCGATCCAGATGATGGGCGCGGTCGGAAAAACGGCGACCGCCACGGGCGCCCAGATCGAGGACCTGTCGAAATCCTCATACGCCGTCTACGACAACCTCAAAGTCCCGCTAAACCAGATCCAGTACGCCCTCGACGCCATGCATAAGGCCGGCAAGGACGGCAATTTCGAGCTGGTCGATATGGCGCGATATTTCCCGCAGATCACCGCTCAAGCCCAGGCCCTGGGCCAGACCGGCGTCTCGGCCGTGGCGGACCTCGCCGCGGCGCTGGAAATCGCGCGTAAAGGCGCCGGCGACGCCGAAGGCGCGGCGACCAATCTCGCGGACCTGCTGGCCCAGATAAACACCGCCCGCACCCGCAAGGCCTTCAAGGCCTATCGCGTCGACCTGGTCAAGGAAATGGCGCTCGCCGCCAAGCAGGGCAAAACCCCGCTCGAAGCAATCGCCCTGCTGACCCAAAAGGCGCTGGGCGGCGACCTGAAAAGCATCCCGCTCCTTTTCCGGAACCAGCAAGCCGCCGGCGCCGTCCGCTCGCTGATCCAGCATATGGACGAATACCGCCGGATCCGGCGCGACGCCTTCGCCGCCGCCGGTACGGTCGACCACGACTTCGGCATCCGCGCCCATAATGCCGCCGTGCAATGGCGGGAACTGACCGGCGACCTCCAGATCCTCGCCATCAAGGTCGGCGACCAGCTCCTGCCGCCCCTGGTCCGCCTGGCGCAAAAGATCGACACCATCTCCACCCGCGTCTTCGCCTGGACCGACAAGCACAAAGCCCTTACCTCCGTACTGGTCCAGGGCGCCGCGGCGCTGGCCCTGACCGAACTCGGCCTGGGTGCGCTACGCATCGGCTTCGGCGCCGTCGTCGGCCCGGCCGTGAAGGCCTACAACGCCCTCAAATGGCTGAAGGGCGTCGGCGTCATGGTCGGCTTTGTCGAGGAAACGGCGCCGCTCCTGTCCGGCGCTCTGATCGGCCTTGGCACCGCCATGGACACTTTCGGCGCCATGGCCGCCGCCGCCGCCGCGCCGCTTCTGGCCAACCCGATCACGTGGGTGGTCCTGGCCATTGTCGCGGTCCTGGCCGTCGCCGTGCCCTTCATCATCCGGCATTGGCGCGCCATCACCGCCGGCTTCTCCGCCGCCTTCGCGGTCATCGCCGAGGCCCTGCGCCCGCTCGGCGACGCTATCGGCCGCGTCGTCGCCTGGTTCGGCGGCCTGTGGTCAAAGATCAAGGGGCCGCTGTTCGCCGGCGTCAAACTGATCGCTGCCGCCTTCCTGAACCTGACGCCGCTCGGCTGGATCATTCAGGCCTTCGCGCCCGTGTTTCGATGGTTTCAGCACGTCGATTGGGGTTCGCTCGGCCGCAACCTGATGATGGGCATCATCAACGGCATCCTCTTCATGATGGGGCCGCTCGGCGCCGTCGTGAAGAAGGCGGCACTCGCCGGGATCGAGGCCTACAACAAAACCGACACCGCCCAATACGGCGCCAAAGCCGCGACCATCCCCCTCCCGCAACTGGCGCCGGCCGCCGCGCGCGGTCACACGACGATTGGCGGTCACACCATCATCGTCAACGCGCCGCCCGGCGCCCATCCTCAGGCAATTGCCCAGGAGGTCGGCCGTCAGCTCGACGCCCGTGACCGCGCCGCGGCGGCCAGGGCACGCGCCGCCTATAAGGATGGCGCCTCATGATGATGACGCTCGACCTGTTCGTGTTCGAGATCGGCTCCCTGCCCTATCAGCAGCTCGCCCGTCAAACAGAATGGCGCTATGCGCTGTCCGAGCGCTTCAACGCCCGGCCATCAATGCAATATGTCGGCCCCGGCGCCGACCGCGTCACCTTGAGCGGTAAGCTCTATCCAGGCATCGCCGGCCGCTTCAGCGCGCTCGACACCATCCGCGCCATGGCCGCCGCCGGCACCGCCTATCTCCTGATGGACGGGCTCGGCAACCTCATGGGGTCGTGGGTGATCAAGTCGCTAAGCGACAACCGCACAACCTTCTTTGTCGACGGCGTCGCCCGCACGGCGGATTTCAGCATCGAGTTGGAGTGCGTCGGTGACTGACCAGGCCATGAAGGTCCCAAAGGCCGCCTGGAAGGTCACGCTGAACGGCGTCGACCTGACGGACAAGATCGCGCCGCGCCTGCTGGCGCTCACTCTGACCGAAAAGCGCGAGGACGAAGCCGACGAACTCGAACTGACGCTGGACGATGGCGACGGCAAGCTGGATATCCCGGCCGCCGGCGCCACCTTGCGCGTTTTTCTCGGCTGGGAAAGCGGCGACGGCGTGCCGATCGGCCTGGTCGACAAAGGCACCTTCCACGTCGATGAAGCCTCCTGGTCGGCGCCGCCCGACGTCATCAACGTCCGCGGCCGTTCCGCCAAATTCACCGACGTCTTCCGCGTCCGCCGCGAACGCGCCTACGTCAACGCCACGCTCGCCCAGGTCCTGGGCGACATCGCCGCCGCGAACGGCCTGACGGCCCGCATAGACGCCGCCCTGGGCGCCCAAACCGTCACCCTCGGCCACGGCGCCATATCGGACGCCGCCTTGCTCAATCGCCTGGGCAAACGCTTCGACGCCACCGCCACCATCAAAGCCGACTTCCTGCTGTTCAACCCCATCGGCAAGGGCAAGACGGCCACCGGCGCCCCTATCCCGGCCGAAACTATCGATCGCAGCCAGACCACAGGCGCCAGCTACGAACGCGCCGAGCGCGACCAGTACGATGGCGCCGAAGCGGTCTACCACGATAAGGGCACCGCCACCCGCCACACCGTCTCCGCAGGCGGCGGCGGTTCCGGCCCGGCAAAGCGCCTCCGCCGCGTCTATGCCAATGAGGCCCACGCCCAACAGGCCGCGGACGCCGAGAACTGCCGCATGAAACGCGCCGGCGTCCGGCTCGAACTCCCCCTGGCCCTCGGCCGCCCGGACCTCTACCCCGACCGGCCGATCACCGTCACGGGCTTCAAGGCCGAGATCGACGCCAAAGCTTGGCTGATTGCCGAAGCCCAACATAGTATGGATAGCTCGGGGGGCGCGGTGACAAGGTTGACTTTAGAAGCGGCGTCGAAGGACGGCTAAGGCTCCCAACCGGATGTGTCACAAGGGCAACACCGGTATTTGGTTAATACGTCAAATCAATATTTCCAATTGCATCGAAATGAGCGCCGGATAAACTGGAGGTGTATCACGTCAATCGGTTCCACCTGATCGTGTGCGCGCGTGCCCGGCTTTTGTGCATAGGTCAATTGAATCCGTTGGCGCTATTTCGGCCACTAGTTGGCCGGCAAACTTTTAGCGGGGCAACGAAATGTCAAACGATCGCGTATGGCGAGTTCTTCTGCTTTCCAGCATAACCATTGCCGTGGCAGCGTGCGCCAGCAATCCTTTCCATGGCATCAGCACTACAAGCACGGCCTCACATATACCTCCACCTCCACCTCCACCTCC